CCATCGCGGGCACGGAAGGTCCCCGCCGGCAGCAGCTTGAGGGCTGTCTGTCCGGGGGTAAGGTCAACCGTCAGTGCGGCGATGCGGGGTGCAAGATGTGCCATGCCCCGCAGTGTGCGGGGCATGGTGGGGGTGGGACTGTGTGAAGGGGTTCAGTGGTCTGGTTGCATCATGTCTACCTGGAAATGCTGTGCCTACCTTTGGTAGGACAGGACTCAATCAAAATATCACCTACAGGCCGATTAGAAGGGCGTTAGATTTTGACAGTCCAAGTGTGTTGGTATCTGTCTACAGATAGTTCATAAAAATGAATCTGGAGCGATTCTGTAACTTGAATTACCTTCTATGATTAAGGTTGGGTTGAATTCTGAGTTTATAATTTCACCAATAATTATCGACTTAAGGGTGTTGTTCTTTAGGTGTTTTGATAGTACGGAAGCAATGGCTTGAATTTTTAGTTTTTTATCATTTTCTGTTTTTTCAGTGCCTGTATTTGTTATGTTTATGATTAGATTTATATTTTCGCATTCTTCATCTTGAATGTATTTATTTATTTTTGATATTATTCTGGATGGTTCGGTTAGTACAATATTATCCAAATCAATTGTTTTTATTATGAAGTGTTCTTCAATGTTTTCAGATGTGCTGCATGATAGGTCAATATATGGGATGTGGGAGAAGTGAGTATTGCCATACTCCATGATAATCCATGCTTCAATAGCTTTCTCAGTTTCGAAGCTGCTTATGTATTGAGGTGATAGTAATTTCATTCTTTTTTGTATTTTACTAATTAATTTGTTTGTGGATGGTTGTGTGCTTTCTTTAAAAAAATCATTTGACTGAGTTGTCTCGATTTGCTGTACTTCTTCAATCGATGTGTCGGAAATTTCGGCCTCGATATGGTTTTTGGCTTGCTGCAGAAATTGGGTTGATGAGTACATCCAGAAATGTTTTACAGATGTTTCGCGTTTAATTTCTGCCATTAACTCTGGGTGAGGGCTGATTGTTTTTCCCTGCTCAATGCGCCACCAGTCTTCTTTCTGATCGCCGGTTATTAGTAACACGCTTTCTTTGTTTGCTTCTTTTGCATATTTAATTATTTGGCGCCATAGAATTAGATCGCCAAATTTGCGTTGGTATTTAATTCCATTGAAAATAAAATTGGCCCCGTTAGGATTTTTGTCTTTTTCAGCATCAAGAAATCCTGGTGGAATTTTATCAGTAAATCTATCTTCGCCCGCCGATGTTAATTGATCAAGTGCAGCTTGATCAAAGGGGGCTTCACCAATTCTATTGTTCAGAATTTCATCGATTTTATCTCTGATGGAATCAGTGGTTGATATGTCTAGTTTGGCTTCATGAGTTTTGCTGATGGCGTCAATGATGGCGCTTTCGGTTTGTTGAATGTTTTCAAGCAAAGGTGCAGATTTGATATCCAGTTCGCGCTTGTCAAGTTCAAGACTGTTAATTATGCTTCTGACTTTATTGATGAAGTCTTTGGATTCTTTTAGTGCGGTATCTGTTGATTTTCGTTCGGTGGTAATGACGGTAAGTCTATTTCTTTGAAATTCCAATGCTACTTGGTGGGGTATCCATAAATTGTCCTTGATCTTTTCTAGGACACTAATAAATTCATTTCTTGCACTGGTTGGAAGTCGATAAAGATTAAGTAAGACATTAGTGTCCAGTACAATAAGACCCTCGTTCCAGAGTTTTTTATATTCATCTTCAGTGGGCGAGTAGTAGCCAGGGAACAAGTCGCGCATTTTCTAACTCACGAATGTATTGATATTTGATTTGCATATCAAAGCATGTCGCATCCAAGATGGTCAAGGTATGTTCGTCTAATTTGCTCTGGAAGTGACCTGACGCAAGTAATTTTCCACCGCTCGTTCTATCTCGCCTTCATCCCAGGCCGTTAGCTGCAGGAAGGGCCGGGCCGGGATCTTGCTGCCGGGGTGGTTCACCTGTTTCACTGGATGGCGGCCAGTGGCCCAGGCCAGGGCTTTCTTGTTGCGGGGGCGGATGATGTGGGCGCTGGTCTGGCTGCCAAACTGGTGGATGGCGGCATATTTCAGATTGCTGCCGACCTGGGCGCTGCTGGCGTCGCTGGCCTGGGTAATGCTGCTGGCCAGGCGGCCGCTGTCCTGCAGTATTTTCCCGCCGCGTACCTTGTGCTCAAACCGGGCGGCTGATACCTGGCCGCGTTTGGTCAGCGCCCCGGCGCGTGACAGCCAGGATGAAGGCTTTAACCCCTGCCAGGCCGGGCGGCCTTCTTCGGCAAAGTTCTGTTCCACGGCATCGGCCATGATGGCGGCGATATTGCGCATCAAGGGGGTGGTGTTGACTGCCGCCTGTTGCAGGCTGTCCAGGGCGGCAGTAATCGCCTGATGGTCTACTTTGATGGTGATCATGGCTTATAATCCTGGCAAGCCCGGAAACACGGTGAATCTCCCTGCCGTAGGACGTTGCATGACGGATCGCGTGAGAGTGCCGGGAGCCTCTCCCGGGCTTATTTCTCCCATATCAAACGGCTGCTCTTTCTGATGCGGCTGACTTCCTTGTCACTGGTTGGATAGAAACTCTGCAGCCAGTTTTCCTTGCCGTCCCTTGTTACCTTGACCACCGCAGCCCACCAGCGGCCGTGTTGCCGTACAAACTTTAAATGCAGATCCTTTTCGGCTAGCACCAGCTCCGGCTGTTCCAGCACCTGTTGCACCCGCCAGTAGTCTTCGAGTGCCACTGCCTGTCCCTGACGGTGGGCCAGCTGCTTGATCAGCGTGTCGTCGGATAGCCATACCGTCTGGCTGTCTGTGCCTAGCCTGGCCATGTCGGCCGGCTGCAGCACGCCCACCGGCCAGCGTTGGCCGCTGCCCATTGCCCGGCGTAATGCCGTGCTGTCCTGCCCATCGTTTAGCTGCTGACTGACGGCTTGTTCCAGCCGGGTGTAGCTGCGGGCGAAGTCCGGCCCGCTGAGGCTGCCTTGTACGTAGTGGCGGGCGATATCGGCCGGATAACTGTCCAGCTCCGCTTGCCAGGCGGCGCGGCCGGGGTTCCAGCCAAAACCGGCATCGGCTATGAAGCGCTGGCCGGTGAGCGGGTTGGTCCAGGCTGGGGCTGGGCGGGTGTTGCCCTGGCGGTCGATGGGCTGGTCTACCGTGCTCAGTTGGCCGCTGCTGTCATCGGCCTGCAGGCCGAGGCGGCTCAGGTCGGCACTGCTGCGAGTGCGTACCCGGCAGCGGCAGCGCCAGCCATTGGGTGGGTAGAAGCTGCGCCAAAAGGCATCGTCATAGCGAAAGACGCGGCCATGCAGCTGGCGGTGCATGGGGCGGGTGCGGTTGTCCATCACTGCTACATACTCCCACCACGGCCGCGCCTCGGCATTGTCCAGCTGTGCCTGGTAGCGGCCTGCCATATAGGCCGACTGCAGGTTGGTACGGAAGATGGTGTCCAGCCGGCGCGGGTTCAGCCGCTTGCCGATGATTTCGCCGCTGTCCTGGTCGACGATGCGGCCCTTGCCCCACCAGCCCTTGGCCTCCAGCAGTGGCTGCAGGCGGTGCTGGAAGTCAGCCAGGGTCTCACCCTTGCTTAACGCCTCGCTCAGTGCCTGCTTGATGTCGGCCAGGATGTCGAGCTTGGTAACGCCGGCCACGGTAAAGGCGCGGGCGTGGGCTTCGCCCCACACCTCCTGCCAGTTAAAGCCGATGGTGTAGCCCTTGGCTTCGAAATAGCGGATGGCCTGCTCGGGAGGCAGGTCGATGGCAAAGCCTAAGTCAGCTGTCGCCATGCAGGCGGCCCCACACATCGGCCACAAAGATGGCCTGGGCCAGCAGCTGTTGCAGCTGGCTGTCGTCCAGCTCCGGCCAGGCCGTGGCCAGGCTGGCCAGCACGCTGTCCGGGTGCTCGCCGGACTAGATGCGGGAAATCAGCGGGGCCAGCAGCTGCTGCACGGCATGGTCCAGCTGCGGCAGCGCGATGTCGTCGATGGCCTGCTGGTCCGGGTAGATCAGTTCGCCCTCACTATTGCGCAGCACTGCACGGTAATGCAGCGCGGCCTTGTCGGCCTTGGGCTGTGGCCGCAGTGCCGGAGGCAAGGCCAGCTCTGGCCGTGGAGTGCTGAGCACTTCTTCATCTTCCACCGGGGCCGGGATGGCCAGTTTGTCACGCACCCAGCTGACCGGCACTTTCAGGCCCAGCCCCACCAGCTTGGGCAGGCTGTCGGCATAGCTGGCCATGTCCTCCACGGCGCGGGTGTCGAATACCAGGCGCGGCAGTCGGCGCGGGTCGATCTGGCCGGCATTGAGTACGGCCAGCGGGTAGAGCAGATCGCGGGTGAGCGTGCCTTCCAGCTGGCGCGCATCGCTGACGGTGAGGTCGTGGCGCACTTCGTTGTGGATCTGACCCAGCGCATTGGTGCTGGTTTTGCCATCGGCCTGGCTGGTGAGCGTGCCGCCCAGAATGGCTTTGCTCTGGGTACGCTCGCACCAGTCCATCATCGCCTGAAAGGGGTCGTGACTGCCCTTGGCCGCTTCCTGGAACTCGATCAACATGCCTTCGGGGATGATGCCGGCGGCGTTGTGGCCAATGCCGGCCACCGCCTGCAGCAGCGTGGCTTTTTCGGCATCGGTGGCCCCGCTGGGATATTTGCCCACCCGCAGCGGCAGGCCGTAGATTTCCAGAAACTCGGCCAGATCGCGCACCGCGTAGTTCTTGAACAGATAAGGCCAGCACAGGATGCGATGCAGTCCGGCGCGGGTAAGATAGCCGGACTTGGCGCGGTGCTGGTGCAGCACCCAGCCGAAGGGCCATAGTTCCGCACCTTCCATGGTGCCATCGCGCAGGCGCAGCGCATTGCCATCGGTCGGCAGGGTCTGGAACCAGCGCTGTGGC